CACATGACGACGCGACGCGCACCGTGACCTACTACGGGCGCTTGCTAGGCCACTATGGACCCGTGCGCTACAAGCGCACCCACGCCCGCGCATGGCGCTGCGTGAGCGTTCTGGGCGCGCTGGGCTACGCCCGCAATGAGGCCGACGCTCGGCGCTGGCTCATGGAGATGGTCCCGTGAGCGGCTATTTCGAACAACTGACCGCCCACTACCGGGACGTGCGCGCCAGGCTCAACGCCGGGCCACCACCGCCTTGGGCGCAACCGCAAGCGCCCGAACCGGTCTTGCTAACATTCGAACCGGAACCGGAACCCGAACCGGCGCTACCGGCGCTGCCGCCCGATCCGCTGCCGGGCGCCATGTGTTCGTTCAGCACTAAGGCGGCCATCCTGCCCGTGTTGGAACGGCACGGCCTGACTTGGCAGGGCCTGATCGCGCGTAACAACCGCATGGAGTACGTCAACGCCCGCGCTGAGATCTACGTTCTACTGCGCGAGCGCAAGTGGTCCTACCTACAGATTGCCAAGCTAGTATCGCGTGACCACACCACCGTCATTAATTCAGTCCAACGCTACCACGCCCGAAAGGAAACCAAATGAATACCGACCAGATCTTGAACGACCGCGAGCAGACCCACGGCGCGTTCCGCGAGGTGGCGGGCTACGCCCAGGCTATCAAAACGCTCATGCGCTCGTCACGCAATTGGCAACGGCTGGACGTGGCGCAGGCGCAGGCGCTGGAAGTCGTCGCCGACAAGGTGGCGCGCATCCTGTGCGGCGACCCGTCCTATCTGGACCACTGGCAGGACGGCGCGGGCTACTTCGAACTGGTGGTCCGCGACCTGGCCGACGCCCGCAAGCTGCCCCGCGCGACCATGCCCGACCGGCCCGACGACGAGCCGCTGGACGTGCCTGCGTTCCTAACGGAGGGCAAGCCATGATGCTGCAACTGAACCCGACCATGCCGCTCACCACGCCGCTGGGGCGGGCGCTGGCGCACTTCCTGATTGACAACGGCGACGAACACCATCTGCTATGGGTCTGCATTCAGGACGACACGGGCGAGATATGGGTCTGGCCTAACACGCAGGTGCGCGGGCGCAACAACCCGACGATGGGGAGGAAGATAAATGAGCGATGATCTTGTGAAGCGGCTGCGCGATCAAACCATTTTAGAGCGATTTGAAAATGGGTATGTCAGCCAAATTCGAAATCCAGACGGACCAGAAGCCGCCAGCCGCATCGAGAAGCTGGAGGCGGCGCTGCGGTTCTACGCTTGCGACTGCAAACCTGATGATTGCTGCGGCATCGAATACTATGACGGCGGCGCTTATTGTGGTTACACAGCCCGCAAAGCACTGGACGCAGAATAATCCTTTACACCATCGCGCTGCCGTGCGATGGTCCACCGTCAACCAGGGGAGCCTATCATGTCATTTCAGATCGGTATCAGCGAACACGATGCAGTCGCGTATGTCAAAATCCAGATTGCTGGCAAGGCTATTCATGAGGCGGCGCTGCTCGCCTATTACTGCGAGGGCCGCAAGCAGGCCATGTTCCATGAAGAGATGGAGCGCGAGATCGGCGCGCTGCTTAACGTCCTACAGATCGACGAGCGCGCTACCGCTAACGCGATTGACGAGGCGACCGAACGCTACCAGTATCAGATCGAGAACTTGCGCGCTGCGCTGCGCGTGATCGAGGACACGCCACCCCGCGAGATCGAAAGCGCGTGGTCCGTCGCCACCCGTGCGCTGCGTGATGATGATGAGTTTGCGGCAAGGCCGTAAAAGTAATCTGGCGATGCGCCGGATCGCTGGGGCATCCGCCCCGGCGTAGATTGCGAGGTGTCTAGTAGCCTAGTTCTAGTGTTTGTCCTAAACGCAACTTGCCCCCGGTCGCTCACGCGCCGGGGGTCTTTCGTTAGGCTCGCCGACCAGGCAGATTGACGACGTTGCCGCTTGCGCCGGGCTCCAGCATGTTGCGGAGCGTGGTCTTGCGCTCCTTGGCGAACTCTGGCGCGACGAACACATGGCGGCGGCTGGGATGCTCTACAGACGCCACGCGCCCCCGGTCGATCCACCCGGCCTCCTTGAGGGCGTGGAGCAGCGCAGACGGCGGGATCTTGACGCCTGCGGGGCCGACCGCCATCAAGCGGTCGCAGATGCCGTAGAACGGCGTGGCGACGACGCCAAGCCTGAACTCGTCCGTTCTGGCGCGTATCTGCGTGAGGATGAAACTCTCCGCCATGCTCATGCCGTTCTCGATCAGGTTCTCCTTGAACTCGGTCCACATGGGCGGCGCAGCCGGGTTGAACTTCGACACGTCGCGATCCGCCAGCCACCGGGCGATCGTCTCGAACCCACCGCTGCGATACCAGCGCCACATGTCCTGCGCTGCGCTGGGGTCCATGCGCCCGGCGGACGACCAGATGCAGAACCAGCGGCGATCGCCAGACGAGATCGAGATCGGCACGGGATCGTTCGTGAACGCCAGCACCATCATGCGGTTCACCATGTCATAGGGATGCAGACCCTTGCGGTTGATCGGCAGCGTCTCCGGCGGGGCGGCGATGATCGGCTTGAGTTTGTTGGCAAGCGCGCGACGCTGCGACGCCTCCGGCTCCTTCAACTCGTTCAGGATCAGGATCTCGCTCTCCAGCGCGTAACCCCACTGCGAATTGAGCCCATCGTTGTCCACCAGACCCCGGTTCTTGAGCCCCGCGCCGCAGACGCTCCAGATGAATGGAGCCCACATGGTATCCTTGCCAGACCCCTCGTCGCCGCCGTGCAGGACCGCGTGGTTGATCTTGACGCGCGGGTTCTGGAGTTTGAACGCCATCACGTCGAAGCAGTGCTGCAACTCGGCCTCTTCAGGCACCAGCGCCTGGCAGTGCTTGATCCAGAGCGACACGTCACCGGCTGCGACGCCGTCCAAGCTGGGCCGGGCGTCACGCCAGCGGTTGCCGTACACGTCGCCGTCACGGGCGACCAAGACGCCGTCACCGGCAGCGTAGGTGATGCCGCGCAACAGGCGGGCGTTGGCGGCGGCGCGGTTCTCGTCATAGCAGACCGATGCTTCGATCCGGCGGGCGCTCTTGCCGCTCATATGGATCGACTTGCAGTTGACGTGGCGGAAGATCGCGTTGAAAGATCCACGGCTCAACTCGGTGCGGGCGTCCATGTCGAAATAGGCGTCGTCCTCCACAACGTAGGCGAAACGCTCGTACCACTGCGCCTTGTCTACCCGCCCGACCTCTTTGCGCTCCACCTCCGCGATGACACGCGCGGCCTCGTCAGGGAACGCCTCTGTGGGCGACAGCTTGGACAGCGTGGACTGCATATGCTGCGCCAACAACTCGTCGCGCAGACCTGGCGAGACGCGCGGCCCACCGTTGTCATGCACCCATGACAAAAACGCCTGCGTGTTGAACCCATCGCAGTGGCCGTGGTAGCAACAGAACGAGCGATCCAGCGGCTTGTAGCGGGCTCCGATCTGGCCGTCTGTGTGCATGGCGTGGTTGGGGCATACAACGCCCATCCACCCTTCACCGTTGACGTGCGACAGCACCAGCGCCTTGTCGTTCAGCCACTCCAGCACGGTGTCCATGCCGGTGTCGCGCAGTTTGAACGCCAAGTTGCGGGCGGTGTCCGCCTCCGCTGGCGTCACCTCCAGCGCCGCACAGATCTGCGGCAGCGTGTACTCACGATCTGGATGGAACTCGACCAGACGCGCGCGAAAAAGATCGCGGCCCGGCTTCAGGTTGACTGATCCAGGGATGCGAAAATTCCGTACTGCGTTGGTTGCGCCGGGGTCTGTGTAGCCCGCCACGGCGATGGCGGTTATGGCCGCGCTGAACTCACCCTTGGACGGCTGGTCGCTGAACCCGTAGCCCCACTGGAACGATCCCTCGCTGGTCTCCATGATCCATGTCGGCGGCAGGGGCGGGATCTTGGACTTGGTGCCAATGTCGTCCAGCATCATGGCGAGGACGTAGTCACAGTTCGCGGCGCTGGCGCTGACCTTGCCGTCCAAGAACCGCGCGGCCATGAACGAGCCGGTGTTGAGATACCACGCCTCGCCATCCTTGCGTGGCTTGGTGGGCAGATAGGCAGGCCAGGTGAACTTGGGCGAGCCGTCCAGATGGGTCTGTTGCACCCCGTCGCGCATGATGGGCTTCTGGCACACCAGCAGCGCCGTTTCTCCCTCCGGCGCAAGCCCCACGATGTAGTCGATAAATTGTTGCTCTTGCATGTCCTACCCCTCTTATTTTCCGATAACCGCCAGCATCTGCTGTTCGGACATTTTTCGCGCGGCGATGGCATCATCTACGGACGCAAAAGAACCTAAATAATGCTGCACATACCCCACTCGAATAGTCGCTATCCAACACTCACGATCCGCACGCCACCGAACGCCCGCAACGCCACTGCGAGAACTCGCGCGCACCTTGGCGTTGTGCATGTTCACCGACTGAGACACATCGCGCAGATTGATTAAACGGTTGTCGCTGGGGTTATTGTTTATGTGGTCTATGACGCTATTCGGCCACACACCATGTTCGTACAACCACGCCAATCTGTGAGCTTTGTATAGCTTACCGTCTATGCGGACATTCACATAGCCGTAAGCATCTATCGCCCCTGCAACGGCCCCTCTTCGCGCCGCGCCACGCGACATTCGCCAATAGAATTTTCCGGTAGCAGGCACATAGGTCAAGCATTCTTTAAGGCGCTCTTGCGTTAGCTCATTCATCGCAATACTCCGGCAAGTTATTTGTGATACCGTAGCATTATTTCGCCTTCAGCGGCAAGGGGAATATCTTTCGCCCACGCAGGCGGCGTCACCATTATGTTTCGTATTCGTTCGGCGGCGTCTTCCGCCCCAAGCGTTGGGTGTTCCGCGATTATTTCGTCGTGGACGTGCGCGATAATCTCAAAACCGGCCTCATCTAACCGGCGCAAAGATATGCGAAGCAAATCATGCGCGGTCGCCTGCGTTACGTTCTCGCAAGCCAGACCCCGCCACAGGCGGGCGCGGGGCCACTCCTTGGCGTCTGCGGCGGGCTTCCATGCCGCCTTGGCGTAGGTGACGCCATCTTCCTCCAGCTTGGCGAATGGGTAGCAAAGGATGCGCCCAGACGGCAGAGCGTACCAGAGGTGGACGCCGTCGAACAGGTAAGTGATTCGCCCGGCGGTGAACTCCTTACCCTTGTGGCGCATGGCGGCGGTATAGCACCGCTCCAAACTTTCCCAGAACGGCATGGCCCACGGGTTGGCCCGACGCCAGCCGTCCACCATGCGCTTGGCCTCTGGTTCAGGCAAGAGCAAACCATAGATCCGGCCCATCGCGGCGAACGCGCCGACGCCACCCGCGAATCCGCAAGCCAGTTCCTGGACCTTGCCGACCTGGCGTTGATCGCCCGTCACCTCGGCCACAGGTACACGAAACGTTGCGGATGCGTTCACCTTGTAAACGTCGCCGCCATTGCGGAAGATCTCCAGCTTGTCGTCGCCCCGGCCAGACAGCCACGGGTTGACACGCGCCTCAATGGACGACCAATCGTAAACAATTAAACTGTTGCCGCGTTCAGGTAAAATCATGGGCCGCAGCATCTGCTTCAGCACGTCCGTGACACGTTTGCCGTACTGCGGGACAATCTCGCCGCCTCGCACCATCGCGTCGCGGACTAGTTGAGGTTCCTTCGCACACTTGCGCGGGAAATTTTGTAACTGTAGCCCAAAGCTTGAAGCGCGGCCTGTTGCTGACCCTCCAGAGAAGACAAACGCTCCGCGCACTCGGCCATCATCCCGATCAGCAAGGTTAGCGGCTCGTTGGAACTTCGCGACCGACGAAGCCCATAGGTCGTCCGCACATTGAATGACTTCAGCGACGTCAGGCGGCACTTCATCAGGGTTTTCTCCAGCTAAAATTAAAAGGTTGCCGCGCACGGATTTGTCGATAGAATATTTGGCCTCGCCGTCCTTGAAGACCGTCATCAACTCCAGCGCCTGCGGCCCGACACGGTCCAGCACCCACTGGCGCATCTTGGGGCTGCGGACGCTGGTGATCGCGCCCTGCGTCACCTCGCGCACGATCTGCTGGATCTCGTCCAACTCGGCGGTGGCGTAGCGGATCGCGGCTTGGCACAGCTCGACATCGACGCGCACGCCCCGGTCGTTGACGCGCTCGTTGACGTGGTAGTCGGCCAGTTCTTCAACGGATAGATCACGCATACCCTTGCTGATCGCCCGCATGGCACGGACGTCCTGCTCGCAGTAACGGACCATCTCTTCCATAAGCGTCTGGTCCTGCCGGAAGAACCCGTCCGCTTGCGGGATGGACAGCAGCCGGATCAGTTGCGAGCCCCGGTGGTCCTTCTTCATGGATGCGCCAGCAAAGCGCCCCACGTCCTCCAGCGAGCCAGGCGCGCAGTTGGCGCGAGCTTGCGCCGCCGTGCAGTAGAACTGCTCCAGCTTGGGCTCGCGCAGCTTCTGATCGGGGCATAGCACGAACCAGAAGATCAAGCGTTCGAATGCGGCGTTGTGCGCGCGGATCTGGCCGGTGTGGTTGGCGACAGTGGCGGGGAACGGCTGGCCCGGCGTCCAGGTCGTCACTTCGCCATCATCGAAGGCGTAGGACATGCACAGCACTTCGGTGCTGAGATCTTGGGCGTAGTTGTACACGCCCCGCGAAGGCAAGTCGCACTTGCTCCGCGTCTCGAAATCGGTCCAGAGAATGGTCATGGGGTTCTGTAGGTACTCACGGGCGTCGGCAGGGGGAGGACCGCCGACGCCCGCTTTCACTCCTCCTTACGCGCTGCGACGACGGCGACGCGACTCAGAAGGGGCCTCGTCCGTGGCAGCTTCCGCTGCCTCGGTTTCCGCAGCCGCACCATCCATCCCGACCCACTCGATAACCTCGAAGACGGGAGTGTAGATGCGACCGTAGGACTTGTGGATGTAATGCTCCTTCTTGAGGCGCACCACCGGGACCGGCTTGGTCTGGTCCTTATCGACCTGGGCGGCGATGGCAAGCGCAAGCTGCTGCACCGCCTTCTTGCCGCCCACGGACGTGACCGTGTAGCGGGCCTCCAGATCCTTGTCTTCGCCAGCCATGCACTTCAGGGACATGCCGACCTGCACTTCCCAACCGCGCTTGGCGGCGGCAGGCGCAGCGTCCAGCTCAGGCAGCGGCTGCTGCACTGACACCATCTTTTCCCCAAGCACTTCACCTTCGCCCCACGCAATATAGCCGTGGACGAAGCTGAACGGGTTGATGGCCCAAGTCGAGTCATCCTCGATCTCGGTCTGCTCGGCACCGAACACCCAATGGCCGGTCTTGTCCATCTTGAGGATGACAGAACCCGCGCCGTCAGGAACGCCTGCGCTGATCGAGCGCAGACCGGAAGCGAGAGACGAAACGGAAGGAAGGTTAGCGTTACCGAACACTGTAAGATTTGACATTCGTTTTCTCCTTAGACGAGTTTACCAAGAGCGGC